CACTTCCTGGGGGATTCGACGCCGGCTGACATCCCGCTGACGACCGCGGGGAACACGCTGACGATCACGATGAACGCGAGCGGCATCATCACGATCACCTAAGCCGCGCCATGACGATCGCGTTTGTTCAGAAGGGCGCGAACTCGCAGGTTGGGGGCGCCGGAGCCCCCGGGAACACCCCCACCATCTCAGGCGTCACGGCAGGCAACTGGCTCGTTGCTCTCGGTTGGTCCGCGAGCAGTTTGTCGGCGAACTACACGCCCACGACGCCATCCGGCTGGACCGTAGCGGCGCAGGGTATCAGCGTCCTCAACGGCGGCGTTTCGATCAACAGCGCGATCTACTTCAAACAGTCGGTCGCAGGCGGCTCGGAGTCCTGCGCCTTCAACTGGGTGGCATCGGACATCTATTCCGAGTGCTGCATTTTCGAGGTCAGCGCGCCAGGCGGTTTGGTGCTCGGTCCCGTATTGCGCAGCAGCGCCAACGGCGTCTCGTCACTGACGGTCGGCCCGACCTCGGCCACCAGTGCACAGACCCTTGTCGCCGCCGTCGCCAACATGCTGGACGGCAGCTACAACGGGACGAACATCAGTGTTGCCAGTAGCGGCTACACGGGGCTCTACAACGACCCGAGCGGCGCGGTCTACATTCCGGGCGACTCGGCGTACAAGATCGTCAGCGCCGGCACGCAACAGGCTACGTGGACGTGGACGACCAATTCGCAGGCTCTGGGCAGTCTCGCCACGTTCACTGAGGGCAGCAGCGGCACCAACCTGACGCCCGGAGCCGCGGCGCTGACGATCGCCGGGCAGGCTCCGACTGTGGCCCGCACTGCCAACCAGTCGGTGGCGCCTGGAGTGGGAGCGCTGACGCTCTCCGGTTTCGCGCCAACGGTGGCCAGGACGGCTAATCAGTCGGTTGTCCCTGGTGTCGGGGCGTTGACTCTGGCAGGGTATGCGCCCACGGTGAACCAGAGCGCAGGGTTGAACCTGACGCCTGGGGTGGCTGCCCTTGCGCTCACTGGATACGCGCCAACGGTAGCGCGAACGGCGAATCAATCGCTGACGCCGGGAGTCGGAAGCCTCGCCCTGACCGGGTACGCGCCGACGATCAGTCAGCCTCAAGGGGTCTCGCCGGGTGTTGGAGCGCTGAGCCTGACCGGGTTCGCCCCTGCGGTTGCGCAGAGTGCGAATCAGAGCGTGTCGCCTGGGACTGGGGCGCTATCGCTGACGGGGTATGCCCCGAGCATCGCGCAGACGGCCAATCAGGCCGTGGCGCCGGGTGTGGGTGCGTTGTCGATCACTGGTTTCGCTCCGGTGGTCTCGCAGCAGTCGTCTAGCCCGTCGCTGACGCCAGGTACGGCGGTGCTGGTGCTCACAGGGTACGCGCCGACCGTGCAGCAGGGCAGTTCGGTGCAGTTGCTTGGGGGCGGCCCTGGTGGCCCTCGCAAGCGGCGCAAGGGCGGGACGGAAAGCTACCTCGAGCGGCTTCTGGGTCGTCCGCTGGAGGACGAGGAGCCCGAACAGATTGAAGTTATCGAGCAGGCAGCGGAGATCGCTGCAGTTGCTCCACAGCCGCCTTCCAAGGAAGACGCGGCTGAATCTCTCCGCGCATACGGCATCGCCCTGAAGGATGCCTATGTGCAGGTCTACCTGGAACTGGAGCAGAAGAAGCGCCAGGACCGGGAGGACGAGGAGATTGCGGCGGTGATCGCTGCCGCGCTTTAAACGTACCTGTGCGCTCACAGGGTTCTAAGCATCCGTCGCGAGACGCTGCAAGGAGTGTTAGGTGGAGAACGAAGTCGCGGTTGACCCCGCAAACGTCGAATCGGAAGACGCAAAACTACCCGAGCAAAACACCCCAGCCGTGACTGCTACGGATGGTGTCGTGGAACCCAAGCAGGACGAACCGGCGAAGACCTTCACACAAGCTGAAGTTGACGCGCTGATTCAAAAGCGGCTCGTGAAAGAGGCGCGCAGGCAAGCACGGAATGCTGAGCAACAAGCCCGGGAACGGGTGCTCACGAACGAGCCCAAGCGCGACGAATTCCGGGACGACGAAGCCTTTACGCAGGCTCAGATCGATCACCTTGCAGAGAAGAAGGCAGCGGAGAAGCTGGCGCAGCGCGAGCGGGCAGAACAGCAGGAGAGGGCGACCGAGTCGTTCCTTGAGAAAGCTGAGAAGGCCCAGGAACGCTACCCGGACTATCAGGCTGTGGTGGGCAATCCCTCGCTCGCCATCAACGACGGCATGGTCGAGTTCATCGCGGACTCCGACGTTGGTGCTGACGTTGCCTATTGGCTCGGCAAGAACCCGATCAAGGCTCTGCAGATCGCGCAGATGTCGCCCATCAAGGCCGCACGCGAGCTGACCCGCATCGAAGCGGAGATTGCAAGCAAACCCCGAGCAAACCCGAGCAAGGCACCCGAGCCCATCTCCCCAGTCGGCACCCGTGGCAAGTCGTCCGCAAGCGCTCTCCCGAGCGATCAAGACGACATCGATACGTGGATGCAGAAGGAGCGGGAACGAGCCCGGCGCAGGTAATTCCACGACCCATGAGGCCGCCCATTGAGGCGGCTTTTTCTTTTCCGGAGCCATCATGCCCAATTCGATCCTCACGCCCACCGCAGTGACCCGCAAGGCGCTGCAGATCCTCCACCAGAAGCTGAACTTCATCGGCTCGATCAACCGCCAGTACGACGACTCGTTCGCCAAGACCGGCGCCAAGATCGGCGACTCGCTGAAGATCCGCCTGCCGAACGAATACACCATTCGCACCGGCGCCAACCTGTCCACGCAGGACACCGCGGAACTCTCGACCACGCTGCAGGTCGCGAACCAGAAGGGCGTTGACGTGACGTTCAGTTCGTCGGAACTGACCCTCTCGCTCGACGACTTCGCGGATCGCATCCTGGAGCCGGCGATGGCCGTTCTGGCGGCGAACATGGAAGCCGACGCCCTGAACATGGCACTGGACGTGTACCAGTCCGTGAACAACGTCGGTTCGGCCATCACGCTGAACAAGGCGCTGACCGCTCGCAAGATCCTGGTCGATGCCCTGACGCCTTCGAGCGATCGCACGCTGCTGCTGAACACCCAGGACAACCTGGACCTGGTGGACGGTCTCAAGGGTCTCTTCCAGGACTCGACCGAGATCGCCAAGCAGTACCGCGAAGGCATGGTTGGCCGCACCGCTGGCTTCGGCTCGATCTACGAGAATACGCTTCTCGGCTCGCAGACGACCGGCACCGCTGCCGCCACCGGCAGCTACACGGTGAACGGCGCAGTCACTGTCAACGGGTCCACCTCGGTGACGCTCGCTGCTGGTACGGCTGGCACGTTCGCGGTCGGCGACGTGTTCACGATCGCAGGTTGCAACCGGGTCCACCCGGAGACGAAGGCCGACACCGGCGTTCTGCAGCAGTTCGTCGTGACCGCACCGAAGACCTCGGGCGCTGGTGCAATGTCGTTCGCCCCGGCGATCTACACCTCGACCGGCCGCCAGAACGTGACCGCAGGCGGCATGCCCACCGGCAACGCCCTGGTCAAGATCGGCGGCGCGTCGGCGGTCTACAAGCCGTCGCTCGCGTATCACAAGAACGCCTTCACCTTCGCCACCGCGGATCTGCAGATGCCCTCCGGCGTCGATTTCTCGGCTCGCGAGGTGTACGACGGCCTGTCGATGCGCATCGTGCGTCAGTACGCCATCGCGACCGACACGTTCCCGTGCCGCATTGACGTGCTGTACGGCTACAAGACGATCCGCGCCCAGATGGCTGCTCGCATCCTGAGCAACTGATCATGAGTACCGGCGTCATCATGGGCAATGTGCAGGCGCTGGGGGTGGCTTCGGTCACCCTTTCGCCCGCACTGGTGGCCCTCAACACCACGGCCGAACAGACCTTCACGGTCCCCGGCATTCTGGCGACCGACGTGATCATCGACGTGACCAAGCCCACCGCTCAGGCGGGCCTCGGGATCGTCGGGAGCCGCGTCACCGCTGCCGGCACCATCGGCATCACGTTCTCGAACAACACCGGCGGCAACATCACGCCCACTGCGTCCCAGGTCTACCTGATCGCGTGGATGCGTCCTGAGTCGGTGCAAACGGGCGTCGTCGCCTAAGAGAAGCCCATGCGAGCACGACAAGTCATCACCCGGGCGCTTCGGCTCTTGAAGGTCATCGCGGCCAACGAGGCAGGAGACGCGGCCGATCTCGATGTGGGCCTCATCGCCCTCAACGAAATGATCGGTTCCTGGTCGCTCGAGCGGAACTTGGTGCTCGCATCGGTGATTGAGACGTTCCCGGCAACGGGGGCGCTCAGCTACACCATCGGCATCGGTGGGAACTTCAACACCGCTGCCCCCATTTCTCTGCCGATCGTCGAGTACACGCTGAACGGCGTCGACTACCCGATGATCGAGTGGACTGAAGAACAGTACGCCTCCATCGGGATCAAGAGCCTCACCGGGCAGGCACTGGGCTACTGGTTCGTCAAGGGTGCGCCCCTGGCGAAGATGTACGTCGCCAACGTTCCCGGCTCCGGCTCGTTCAAACTGCACTCGATCAAGGAAATGACCGAGTTCGCAGACCTGGACACGGACTACGACCTTGCTCCCGGCTACGTCAATGCGCTGACCTTCAGCCTGGCCGTCGACATGGCGCCAGAGTTCGAAGCGGAGGCATCGAAGACGGTCCTGCTTCGCTCGATGAACCTGAAACGCTCCCTGAAGCGTTCGAACGCCGTGGTTCCCGTGATGGATTCCGGCGTGCCCCTTAACCCCTACCGCTATGGGTACAGGGGATGAGGGTCGTTCCTGGCTTTGTCGGTCCGGCGTATGAGGCCCCAAGCCTCTCCGTGAACCATCAGAAGTGCATCAACATGCTCGTCGAGGTGGACAAGACGCAGGCGAAGACGCCGACCTCGCTCTATGGAGTGCCTGGGCTGCGTCAACTGGCTAGTTTTGCCGGTGGAGCGACCAAGAACTACATCGAGGTCGATGGAGAGCTGTTCGGCGCGGTGGGCCAAGCTTTTGGCCGGATCGAGTCCGACCTCGTGACCTTCACCCCGCTGGGTTCCTTCTCGGGAACCGCCCGCATCACGCTGGTGGACAACGGTCTGCAGGTCCTCGTGATCGACGGCCTGTCAGGGTTCGTCTGGGACATCGCCGCGGCGACCTGGACGCAGATCACCGACCCGGGCTTTGTCTACGGTGCTACGCAAGGCACCTACCAGGACGGCTATGGGATCGTCGGCCTCCCGAATAGCCAGCAGTTCGGCATTTCCGGCCTCTACAACTTCATGACCTGGGATGCGATCGACTTCGCTTCCGCTGAGGGCTTGCCCGACGATGTGTCCACGGTGATCAGCAATCACCGGGTCCTGCATGTGTTCGGCACCGGGACCACGGAGCTTTGGTACAACGGCGGCGATGGGGCGTTCCCCTTCCAGCGCATCGACGGGGCGTTCTACGAAGTTGGGTGCTCGGCGCCTTACTCCGCTGCTATCGCTGACGATTCGGTATTCTGGCTGGGCAACAACGTGCAGGGCGCACTGGCCGTCTACCGCATGCAAGGCCAGACCCCGCAGCGCATCAGCACGGTGGCCCTCGAAAATGAGCTGATCCGTTACGAGACCATCGACGACGCTTTCGGCATCGGCCTGGACATTCGCCGCCACCCGGTCTACATGCTGGTCTTCCCGACCGCCAACAAGACCTGGTGCTACGACGCGCACAGCGGCTCGTGGTTCGAGTGGCTGGAATGGTCGGGCCCGGATTTCAACCGCTACCGGCTGAACTGCTTCGCCAAGGCATACGGGAAGTTGCTGGTCGGGGACTACCGCGACGGTCGGATGTATGAGATGTCCTTCGATGTCTTCAAGAACGGCGACGACCCGATCCGGTGCCTTCGGATCTGCCCTTACATCTGGAACGCTGGAAAGCGGCTGTTCCATTCTCGGCTCGAGCTTCTGATTGAGCCTGGCGTCGGGCTGCTGGAGGGGAGCACGGATTCTGTGGATCCGCAATGGTCTCTTCGCTGGTCGGATGACGGGCGCACTTGGTCGAACGAAGTCACCCGCACGATGGGGCGATTCGGCGAGTACTTCACGCGGCTGATCTTCAACCGTCTCGGCTCCGCACGGAATCGGCTGTACGAGATCGCGAGCAGCGCACCTGTGAAGAAGGTTGTGCTCGGCGCCACGCTGGAGGTTGAATGAGCCTGCAGCAGAACATCCCCCGTGCAGGGCAACGGATCGCCGATGTCAAGAACGAAGGTAACGGCCTCGTCGCGACGATGAACCTGTGGATGCAGCAGACCCTGAAGCTGCTCGGACGAGACCCGGCTCGGACGGTTGCCGGTCAGGCCGTAGGCGTCTCG